GTGAGCCGGGTCGAGGTCATTGGCAACGCAACGCTGTATCTGGGTGACTGCCTCGGCGTGATGCCGACCCTTGGCAAGGTCGCGGCTGTCATCACGGACATCCCCTACGGCACCACCCGCTGCAGCTGGGATCAGATCATCCCATTCACGGAAATGTGGGACGCTATCGGCCGCGTGACCGAGCGCGGGACGCCTGTCTTGCTGTTTGGTAGCGAGCCGTTTTCTTCTACGCTGCGAATGTCGAACCTGCGCCAGTTCAAATATGACTGGATCTGGAACAAGCCGAAGGGCACCGGCTTCCTCAACGCGAAGAAGCAGCCGCTGCGCAAGCATGAGACGGTCAGCGTCTTTAGCGATGGCGCGACCCGCTACTATCCGCAGAAGACGACAGGACACGAGCGCAAGAAGACGTTTCGCGGCAGGCATCTGCAGACCGAGGTCTATGGGCAAATGGCGGGCGACTATCATTACGATAGTACCGAGCGTTACCCTGGCACCGTTCTGACGTTCTCGTCGGACACACAAAACAGCAGTTTCCATCCGACGCAGAAGCCGGTGGACCTCATGGAATATCTTGTCCGCACATTCGCGCAGGAAGGCGAGGTCGTGCTCGATTTCACCATGGGATCTGGCACCACCGGCGTCGCCGCGCTTCGAGCTGGACGCCGGTTCATCGGCATCGAGCGCGACCCAAAACACTTCGAAACCGCATGCATGCGTCTCAGGATTGAGACTGGCGAAGATTTCGGCCCGCTGTCGGTGGGAGCCGCAGCATGACGCACCACATCGCTTTATCCCCCTCTCACCCCCTAAGTGCGGGTGGATATTCTCGGAATGAAATGGCGGGTGTGTCGTGAGCGGGCGACCAGAGCGCAAGTTGACGCTGTACCGCGATGACAGCACGTCGCAGGTCGTGCTCGACCGGGTGAAGACGTGGTTCTGGACCGCCGACAACACCGTCCTCGTGATCAGCCGCTACGACGCTGAGACAGGCGGCGAGCATCATTACATCCATTGGCCGCGCGAACGCTTCTGCTGGTTCCGCGACGAGCCGACACGGCAAGGTGCCCCCGAATGACCAATCAAGACTTGATAGTTGCCGCTCAGGATGCGCTGGACGCCAACTGGCGTGAGAACCCGCGTATGATGGCAACCGCCGCCGTCGAAGCGGTCCTACGTCACCTGCGCGTCGAATACGATGCTGGTCGCTTTGCAGACTGGTCAACGGAGAGCCTGGCCGCTCAGTGCCTCATGCAGGCGCGGGACAATCTCGACCCGGAATACTGCCAGTTCATGACGGCAATTGCGGATCGTCTCTCCCCCCGCTGCACCCCCAGAGGTGTCGGGAATGATTTGAGCGGGGTGGCGTTGTGAGCGGGGGCGCGAAGGTGCGGCTCAATGGCGAGCGCCAGCGCTACACCGTGCAGGCCCGCAACGAGCGCTTCGTCATCATGACCAAGCCGTTCAACGCCAAAAGGACATACCTCTACACGATCGCGGACCTTGATCGCGGCGTGCGGGGGCCGTGCAATAAGATTTTCGGCCTGCCCTGCGACGTGAACATGCCAGAGGGCGCAACCAAGGTGCTGCGTGAGCTTGAGGCTGGCGAAATGGAGGTTAGCTTCCGGCGCTGCGTGGATCTAACGCCGGCTGATCGCGAAGCCATCGAGGCATCCTCCCAGAATGATCGTCGGGGGTGCGGGGTATGAGCCGCGAACGCATCATGGCCGTGATCGGCGAAGGCGGGCGCACGTTCCAGATCGCCAAGCGCGTCGGCATCTCGACCACGAAGGCCCGCTACTATCTGCGGACGCTGGAGAATGCTGGCCGCGTCAGGCGCGATGACCGCTATTCGAGCGAGAACGATATCTACTGGCGACCTGTCCAGCCAACGCCGCCGTGGTTCAAGCCATTGATGGAGACGTTTGAGCGCGTCGGACACGCCAAAGCCCCCTCCCCTGTATCTCCTAATGGTGAGGTGCGGTCATGATCGTATCTGATGCCGAGATCGACGCGCTCGTCGCCAAGGGCTGGAATTGGCACGCCGCCTATCGCCACCTGCAAACGATCGCGCACGCCAAAGCCACCTCATCAGGGAATGTAACAGCTGAAGATCGGGAGAGGATGTGATGGCCGTTGAAGCAAGCGAGCTGCTGGCTTTGGCTGAGCGGTGTGAAATCGTCGCTGGAACGGATCGCGTGCTGGATGCGGAGATCGAGTGTGCAACCCGGTTTGAGCATCTGCGCCCTGCCCGCCCCGACGACTTCGACGGCAAGTACGGATACACGCCGGGCAACCTGAAGGTCGATACCGGCTTCCTGATGGCCTACAGCTACACTCGGTCGCTGGACGACGCGATGACGCTGGTCCCTGATGGCTGGCGGCGCATCATGGGCGATGATCCCGAGAACCCGCACCAGAGCATGGCAGGCCTGTTCAATGACCAGGGCGACGAAGTGACCGCCTACGCGCCGCAGTTATGCCGCGCGATTGCCGCCGCCGCCCTCCGCGCCCGAGCCTCCCTATCCCAGACAATCAAGGAAACGAGTGATCATGACCGGTGAGCCTGAGATAGAAGCTGTGGTGCGGGGGCTGACGAAGGCGCAGGAACGCGCCGTTCGAACGCTCACCGTGCCGGATGGTGGCGGCAAATGGCCCGCACGACACGCGCTGGTAGACAAGGGACTGCTGCACCCCTTCCCCCGGCACGCATTCACCGATCTGGCGCACGCTGTCCGCCAGCACCTCCTAAGACACCCCCAAGGGAAGGAATAGACCCATGTCAGTAGAGATCACGCAGGCGGATCGCGATGCGGCGGCGGCAATCACCGTCAGCCCAGAACTAGCCGAAGTTCTGCGCGGCGCGGGTATGGACGAGCACACCTACGTCCAAGCCTTCGCCAAGCACCGCTCCACCTCTACCGAGGAAGTAGAACGGATCAAAGCCGCGCTCACACCTTTCGCGAATGAGGCGGCGGAATACGACTATGGCGACGGCAGCGGCCCTGCGCTGGATGATGCGCCTGACGCGTCGAGCCTCAACGAGTTCAACGATCTGACCGTTGGCGACCTTCGCCGCGCTCGCGAAGCGCTCACCGCCGCCCACCCCAAGCCCGAGCCGGTGGAGACGCAGCCGTGACCGACGACCTTCCTCCTATCGCCCCCGGCGTCAATATCAAGCACGGAGAGCGCTTCCTTCGCGAAGACGATCTTGAGCCGGTATTGCGTGATCCGCTGGCGCTGGCGATGCTGGCCGCATGGATGAATGTTTCGGTTGATAAGCTGCCAGCCACGATGCGCGCTCATACCTGCGTTTCGACAATGACCGCATGGAAGCGCGTCGGGGAAGCCGCTGTGGCCTTTCTCCAAGAGACGCAGCCCGAAGCGTCCCGATCCCCTGACCCGTTTGACGACTGCCTCGGTATTCATGTGCAAGCCAACGCCGTCCGCTTTGCCACCGATACGCAGCCAGACCATTCTTCGGACGTGCGAGATATGGTCGATGCGGGCGGGTTGGTTGCCGAACTCAGGCGCGAGTACGTGGCCGATGGTGAGGCGACACGTCGGAAGACCGAGCCGGAACTGATCGCCGAGCGTCGGGACGCAGCAGAAGCCCTTAGCCAAGCACAAGCGAGGGAGAAGGCGTTGCGCGCCGGCCTAGAGGATGTTGTAAATCCTCTAGGCAAATTGCGGCGGGAGGCTGAGGCGGATGGCGCGCAGCTTTGCGGGTTGGCTTACTCGATCGCCAACGACCTCAACTTCGTCCAGCAGATCGCCCGCACCCCCCTTTCCCGCATGGGAGAGGGGTGATGGCAAAGCCGCCGCGCATCAGGTCGAGCTACGGCATCCTCGACGTCGAGCAGGGACGAAAGGCACTCGCCCGCTATCTCCAGGCCAATGCTGGCTTGCCGGTCGTCATCCACGCCGTGCTGACTGATCCATACGGCGGCGACGATGGCACGTCGATCGAGTTCAATATGCAGGTCGTTAAGATCGAGCCGCAAGGGGAATCGGTATGAGCGAGATTGCGCAGACCCACTCCAATAGAGACGCCCTGCTTGAACTGGCGCGCGAGACGTTGGCGACTGTGATGGACGAAAGCCAAGGCAACAGCAGCGACGGTCGCCTGATCCGCGACGGCAACGAACACGCCGCGCTAATCGACGGAGACGATGTGATTACCGCCATGCTCAAGTTCGCCGCCCTCGCTTCCCGCCCCTCCCCTGTAGGGAGAGATGAGGTCGAGTCTGCGATTAAACTGGCCGAGGAATACGCGGAAATTCGCGATTGGAACGGCGCTTATCATGCAATGCGCTTAGCATGCTCTGCCGCCCTCAAGTCCCAGCCTTCCTCTACCGCGGGTGAGGTGTGCAGCTGCCCTTGCCATAAGGGGACGGCGATTATGCATGTGCGACCATGCTGCGATGGTGTAGCCTAAGCCATGCTCCGCGAATTTAGCGATAGGGTAGAAGCCCGCGCCCGCCGCGTCTCACCGGCTTGACAGTATCTTATTGGCGGGGTGCTGACACTGATCGTGCTTGGCAGCGCGATTGCCACAATAGCGGCGGTCATAGCGGAATAGGGTTGCTGCGGCGGGTGCTCGACCGGGCAGTCCCGATCCTTATCCCGCTTATCCCCGCGAACGGGCGACCGGCGAACCAGTCCTGAAGCCGCAGCGATATTGGCTATCCAACACCGAGCCGTTAGCCCGATCTTTCTACCCCACACCGGCTCGACAGCCAAGGGGTAAATGTGTTAGCCGGTGTGCATGGCTGATCGGGATGGAATTCGGCTGCTCGTATTTGGCGGGCGCTACTATTCCGATCGCGCGCGGGTCTGGCGGATGCTTGACGGCATCCACGCAAAGCATGGCATCGCGGTGGTCATCGAGGGGCGATGCCCATACGGCGGCGCTGACTTGCATGCGCAGGAATGGGCCGAAAACCGCGGCGTTCCAAACAAGGGCTTCCCGATGGTTGGCAGAGCCGGTCCCGCTCGCAACTCTCGAATGCTAGCCGAGGGCAAGCCGACGCACGCCCTAGGCTTTCCCGGGAATCGTGGCACGGCTGATATGGCAGCTAAGGCTATTGCGGCCCTTGGTGCCGAGCGGGTTCATCAGGTGCGGTGAAGCCCCACATTTTGTTGGATACACACCCACGGTTCCGGTTCATGAACAGAACACCGGGACCGAATCGCACCGCCTCGCGCATTCGGTCCCGGCACCTACCCCCGCCTAGCCGCCTCAATCCTGACCCAGCCCCGTCGCTGGCACTTGCTGCACTTCAGCTTGTTCGCGAACTGGCTATAGCTTCGGCACTTCGGTAGCAGCGCATAGAGGTCAGAGGTCAGCACATAGGCACTATGCCCGCATGGCGTGTTGCAGGACGGGGGCGTTAGGGTGTCACAGGAACGAACCCGTCTTAGCAAAGCTCGAAAGCGTTCCGAGGTTGTTTGCAGCCTCCCACGCCGCCCGGTCGCCGGTCTTGTAGAACAGCGGCACCGATCCGGTCGGACCTTGGCCGTTCGCCCCGATCTGGCCGGGATCAAACTTGGCGCGCACAGCCGCGTCGGCCAGGTTCGGCAACGGCGCCCCGTCGGCCAGCGCGTCGAAATAGATGAACGCAACCTCGCCGTTGAAGACTGAGTTTGCACCCATCATGGCGCGCACAACGGTTGCGGCGTCCGTGCCGACGAGCGCCGTGTTCTGCGTCCATGCGGTCGAAGTTAGGGTCGCGAGCGCGCCGTCGATATAGACCTTCACGCCGTCGGCAATTGTTGCCTGTGTCGTGTCCACCGTCATGATGATACGCTTGCGCGTCGTGCCGCTCACCGGGACAGCCGATGCTACGCGCCAACTCGATGCACCATAGGTCATACGCAACTCGCCGCTTGACTGCACGATACTGGCATTAAAGTCCTGTGTGCGATCTACTATGAACAGCGAATGGATTGCATTGGCATTCGGGACCAGCCGCGCCTCAAAAGCGAACACCGCCTTTTTGATAGCTGCGTTGGCGTTGATCGCGCCAGTTCGCGTCAGGTACGCACCCTTGTCGGCGGTCAGCGGCGTGTAAGCCGTCACTACGCCCGAGTCGGCGACGAAGGCGAAAGTGCCGTCGGCAACGCCCGCATAGGTCGTGCCATAAGACTGTCCGACGATTGCGCTCGACTCGATGCGAACATGATAGGTCTTGCCGCCCGCGAGGTTTTCGGATGGGTCGATGGTGAAGCCGTCAATCGTGAAGACGATTGTGCCGCCTGCCGAACCAGCACCAGTCGCGACGTTGAACGTCTCCACTGCGACACCGTCGGTCGCATTCCAAAGCGTGACGTTGCCGGTGCCCGCCTTGATGAAGGTGTCGAACGTGAACTGAAACGACTGATCGAGGCCGACCGTCGCGCCAGCGAGCGGCGACGTTGTCGCCACGGCCGGGCGGGGCAGAATGCCCGTATTCACCTGACCTACGGCGAAATTATAGAAGCCGTTTGTATCGTTCGTGCCGGATGCGCCGATGAAGGTTCCATCGAGCGCCCCGCCAGCCTTTGCGCGAGCGACCGCCACCACCTCGGAACGGGACAACGGGCGATAGAACGTGCGATCTGTGCCGTTTAGGTAGGGCGCGAGCGCCGTCACGATGTCATTGCTGTTCGCCGTGGCAAGCATAAGGTTGTTCTTGATCTTGCCTGGCACCGCTGCGCCACCGCCAAACGGGCCGTAGCCCCCAAGCGAAATGTATCCGGTGCCGAAATTGCGCTCACCATACGCATCAGCGCCGGAAAGCTGTATGACGTTCTGTTGCGAACCACTGTTGTTCTCGTAGCGCCCGATTACGCCATCGCCGTTAGCATCATCCAGAGCGAGGCGCAGCACCGTGTTGTTGAATACGGCCTGCTTGAATGCCACTTCTGCGCGATAAAAATCGCCGAAGACCAACCCGATATTACCGAAGCAGCGGAAGTTGTCATAGTTGCCGCTGTTGCCGAACATGAAGGTGTAGGTCGGTGTCTGCTCGAATACGGTCCAGCCGCCCGCACCGTCGCCGGTGATATCGAAGCCATAGCCCTGCACGAGCGCCACTTCCGTCACGGGTGCGCCGTTATAGGTGATCGTGTTGCCGCCAGACGCGATGACCTTGCACACGTTCGCCGACCCATCCTCACGCCCGATATGATAAACACCGCTGCCGTTGGCGGGCAACGTCGCGGTCAGGTTTCCATTCGTCGCGTTCAGCTTCGTTACCAAGTCGCGTTCGTTGTTGCCCAGCGTGAAGCTGCCATTGCGCTGCACAAACCACGCGCGATATCCGAGCGGTAATGGGGACCACTGGCTGGTGCCGTTAGACACGAACGTGGGGGCCTGTCCCGCTGCCGTGACAATCGGAAGTGCGCCTTCGGAATAGGTGTCCGATCCGGCTAGGGTGAATGTCACCGTGCCGCCGCCAGCTACATTGCAACGGAATAGATATTGACGCATTCCGTCCGAAGCAGCGGGTAAGTCAATTGTAAAGCTGGTAGTGCCGACCGCAAGGCGGATTTCCTGTGCGTGCCAGCGCGCCGCGACCACCTGTCCGAATGTCTGCCCCGTCACTTCCACGGCCCACTGACCGGTACCAGAACTGTACGTGAAGATGACGACGTTGTTCTGTGCAAGCGCCTGTGAAGCACCTGACGAGAGGGTGTTGGTGCCTCCCGGTACGACGACGCATGTGTTAGCGCTCGCGTCCGTTCGCATGTACGCCCAAATCGTGCCGTTTGCTGGCGAGGTAGGCAGCGTAATTGTTTGATTACCTGATGCCGCCGAGACACCTTGAAGCGACGGGAACACTTGTGTGTGCGTCGGGTCTAGCTGCGCGCAAAGAACCGGCACAAGCGCGGAGGCGGTGTTGCCCTGAATATCGACGTTGCGAATTTGATAGGGGCCAGCAATCGGCTGCAATTGGATGATATCGGAATGGTGGTTGGCCGTGTCGCCGCTCGGCAGTGTGAAGTGATTGTTGCGGACGACAATGTTTTCACAGTGCCCGACGCCGTTCTGTAGCGCAATCGGATCGGTGTGCTGCTCAGTGAAATGCACGTCCTCGATCAAAAGGCCGCTGACGCCATTGATCTCGACGCCAGCACGGTTGCGGCGAATAGTGCCACGACGAATTGTGACGTTCTTAGCGCCCGACAGGCTCATGAACGGGTTGTTGTGCGTCATGCGCCCGCCGAGGTGCCACGGCAGCATGTTGCCGGTTGCGTCGAAGTCCTCAATGGTGAGTGCGTCGAGCGATGATCCCGCGCCGAGGATCATCGAGTGCAAGGTGGATGGAAGCGGGGACCAAAAGATTGCCCCCGTCGCGGAGCCCGCCGGGCCAAGGGCTGGTAGCGGCATGTCGAAATTGATGTTGCCGAATTGCAAATGCCCGCCCGTCGAAGCAAAGTTCGTGGGCGCAATCTTCCAGCCGGTGAACACCGGGCGGTTGCCCGGATCGGCGGCTTGCCAGCGCACGTTGGAAGGCTGGCCGGTGAAAGCGAGCGAGCGCGTGTCATAGGTGCCAGGCGCAACCGTGATGGTCGAGCCGGGAGTAACCGGCGTCGCTCCATTCACGATGTTGGCGATCTGCGATAGGGTAGATACGTCGGCAAGCGTAGGCTCAGGCACAGGCGTTCCCCCTCCCCCCTGAGCAGAGCGGAGAGACAGGTCAAGGGAGAAGCCGAGCATTAGCGGGCCTCCGCGTTCGGACAGCCTGCCGGCACGTGCACACCCTGGTCGCGGATAGACCGGCACGCCCTGCCCCAAGCAGCCATGATTTCCATACCCCAGCGCTCGATCAGCGCGTCGTCCCGTGCATGGGCAACGGGATCGGTTAGCGCCGCCACGGAGCCACCCGGCATTTCGCGGTTCAAGGCGGCGTTATCAGCCACAGAGACGGCGATATTCAGCGGAGCCTGTCTGTCCGCTCCGTTGCAGCCTTGCGCAGCCCACAGCACGGGCAGCAGGATCAGTGACCGCATCGCGCGGGACTTGCTTGGCAGCTTCATCGATCTTTTCCTTGAGTTCGTCAGCACGGGCGTTGATCGTGGTGTCGTCGGCTTCCTTCTGAAGGGCTTCCCGCTCCAGCACGGTGTTGCGCTTCTTGAGCTGGGTGATGACGGTTTCGGCGGCTTGGGCCTGCGCCTTGTAGGATGCCGCGCGCGTCTCCGCGCCTTGCCACATGATGTAGAGCAGCAGCCCGCCGATTATCGCCAGCCCGAGGCCGATCAGCTTCCACTGGCGCAGCACTTCGGTCAGGCCGAGGGCGAGCGGGGTCATGGGCGCGGCTCCTCGGGTGCGACCGCGATCGGATCACCCGGCTTGCCAGAAGGCGCATCGGCCTCGCGCTGCTTTCCGCCAGACGACGAACCGAGCCAGAACCCGAAAGCCAGCACCGCGAACGACTTCCATGTGCCGATCACGTCGCCCTTGAGCGCCACATCGTTCGACCACAGGACGACCCACAGGCTGAAGGCGAGGTAACCAGCTACCGCCGCTGCCGAGGCAATGACGACGATGCGCAGGTGCGGGATGACGGGGCCGGTCACGACAGCAGCGCCTTCATCTTCGCCAGCTTGGCGCGGCGATCATCCAGCCCGTTCTTGCCGCCGTTGATGCGCAGCGTGATCGTCGTCAGGTCATCGCCGTCAGCCAGCGTGTTGAGGCCCTTGCGCTCCCAATAGCGCAGCGCGACAATGAGGCCGATGGATGGCGTCGCCACCAGCTCGGGATGGCGCTCGAAGTCGATGCCAAGCGCGCGTCCGTATTCGCGATAGTTCGCGCGGCCGGTAAGCTGAATCGGCCCCCTGCCCTTGTATCGCTTGCCATCGCCGGGTTGCGTGTTGCCGAGATTGGCGCGCCCCTCGTAAGCGGCGCCTGACGCATACTCCTCCATGGCCCGAAAGTTGTCGCTCTCGTGCGCCAGCTGCGCCATGAAGTGCGCCAGTCGGTTCGCTGAGGCCATGATGCCGTAAGCGTTGAAGTGCACGGCAGCGGACAAGGCGAGCTCGTCGGCGCGCTCAGGGGCGCAGCCGAAGTGCCGGAATAGCGCCGCCAGAGTGCCGCGCCCGATTGCGCCGTCCACAGCTACCCCGAGGCGGCTTTGCAGCTTGCGTGCGTCGATCATTCCCCCTGCCCCTTCTTCGGAAGCCGACGCGCCCTCGACGCCTTGTATTCAGGCGGGGCATTGCCGGTCAGATTGTCGTTGATGATCGCGTTGCCGGAGAGTTCGGCCTGGACGGTCTGCCGCGCCTGCCCAAGAAGATCGTCAGCAAGCTGCTGCGCCTCGTTCTCCACGCGGCCCAGAAAGCGGTCTGCCATCACGCTGACGAGACGATCGGCCCCGACCATGCAGAGGCCGGCGATCAGAGCGCGGACCTCGCCATCGCCCCCGATCCGGCTCACGATGGCATAGGCGATCAGCCCGACCATCGGCAGCAGCAGAACGTCGGCGAATACCTGCCAGGGCTTGACCTTGAGGCCGCGCTTGATCCGCAGCGCGTATTTCGCCGCGAACCCGCAGGTCAGCCCGACGACGATCCACCCCCATTTCGCGAACCACGCCTCGAACCCTGCCAGCATGCGCCCGCCTTCCCCTGAGAGTGAATGTGCGAGCGCGCTCACCGGCGCACCTCGTTGCCTGTGCCGCGATCTGGCATCACGCGGCCACGACTTGCGCGCCCGCGCGCACGCGGGGAGCCATGCGCCAGCCATCGGCGGCGATCCGCGCCAGGGCCTGCGCCTCGCTATCGAAGCGCAAGCCTTCTGCGGCCCATTTGCCATCACCGGCATATTCGTATCGCTGACCAGCCGCGTCGTTGATGATCTTGAACATGGCCATCAGTCCTCCACCAAGCCGTGACCGCCGCTCGTCTTCAGCCGCGCCTTGATCGAGTTCACCAGCGTGAGCGCGGATGCGAGGTCGGTTGCATCCGCCGGTAACGCCGCTCCGCGCGCGCCAACCACTCGCTTGCCACCGATCGCGAGCGCAGACCCTGCCATCATCGCCAGCCCCGCCGCATCAAACTTAAACGCTTCCGTCATGGCGACCTCGCCAGGACCAGATGGCCGCTCCAGCAAATAGAGCTGGCGGCTGATGTCCATCACCAGCGCTTGCCCCGGCAGGTCTTCGTCATCGAGCGTGCCTTTCAGCGTGCCGGCATCGTCGCGAATCGTGACGTTGGTGCTGCTGACAACGAAGGCGTTGCCCTCCCAGTAGAAGCCCGACCGCTGCACATTGTCCCAGCCCGGTTGCCGCCACTCGTCGGCAAGCGCGATCTTTAGGTCGCGCGCCTGCTTGGTCGGGTCTGACAGGCACACGCGCGAACCCACGTCCAAGCGATCTTCCTCGATCGTGCCAGCGAAGGCATTGGTTCCGGTGCCGTCGATCCGCACGTTGCGGCAGCTTCCGCTCGACCGGAACATGATGCAGCGGCCGTTGTCCGGCCCGAAGCGATTGGGCGTCTCGAAGTCACCGCCCTTAATGTTGATGGCGTCGACGTTAAGGAAATCGAACAGCGCCTCACGTGCATCCACTGATGGTGCGGCCACGCCAAGCGGCTGCAACACCGGCACGAACACGTCGAAATAGACGCAGGCATGGATGCTGATGTGCAGGCACTCGGGCTGAAGGATCAGCGAGGTCGTGCCAGTGCTGGTATCGTGGCCCACGAAGAACAGCCGCTTGCCGCGCACATACTCGTAGGTGTTGACGTAGGCACCGCCATAGCTTCCGCCGGGACCCGGCTCGCCCAAGGTATAACTCTCCACGGCCAGGAACAGCGCGGTGTCGTGGTCGCTGTTGTACAGGACGTTGCAGTTGCGAACGCAGTCATACCAGCCGCCTCGAATGTGGATGCCGCAGGCGTTTGGGATGTTCTTCATGTCGAAGAACAGGTTTTCGAACCGGGTCCGTCGCGCGCCGTCGTTCAGGAACGCGCCATAGCCGCCGCCGCGCAGCCCCAGCGTTGGGGCGACCAGATAATCTTCGCCGACAGCGCCAATCGCGACCGATTGCATTTGGCCGGTGTCATAGTTCACCTTCGCGACGAAGCCGGCATCCTTGCGCGTAGGACTCCGTGTGCGGGTCACTTCGGGCTGCGAAGCATAGCCGGTCCCCAGCGTCGTGAGAGCGACCGCTGATACGCCCCCTCCGGTCAGCGTGGCGGTCAGCGTCGCATGCACGAGGGGGGTCGATGGCGCGCGCAACTCTATAACGCAGCCCTCGGCCGACATGCCGACCACGCCGCTACCGCTGGCCGTCAGAATGCCCAGCCAATCATCGATCGGGCCAACAAGGCGAGCGCCACTTTCCAGCTCGAACAGTACGGGCTTGCCGTGGTCGCTGAAATGGCGATTGAAGATGTAGGTGCCGCGCGGGATCAGGACGCGCCCGCCTTCGTCAGGGAGCGCGTCCACAGCCGCATCGACAGCATCAGCAGCGTCACCCATGCCGACCCCAGCAAGCGGGTGCTTATCCAGCACACTCACGATGTCGCCGGCCTTGCTGCCGAGGTCACGATCTTCGAAGGCGATCAAAGCGCCCGCGAGGTCGGGATCTGCTAGATCGGTCCGCAGCCCCGCGTCCGCGCCAGTGCCGCTCGACCAGCCCTGCCCGCCACCAGGGAGGACAACGGGGAACTTGCCCGCGACATCCTCAACGAGGGGCACCTTGAAGCTGCGGTCGACCTGATCCTTAAGATACAGATCGCGCGCCGCTGCTCGATCATTCGCTTCGTTGACCGGATCGGCCAGCCACTTGTCGCCGGTCTGAAACTGGATTTGCTGGCGAAAGTCAGGCTCGGACCTGATATAGATCGATAGCCCGCTTGCCGGCGCGGTATCGAACGTGACCGTTCCGCCGGTATTCGATAGCGTGACGCTGTAGCTTGGCAGTGTGACAGGCGTGCCAGCGCCATCGTAAGCGACGACCGCAACATCATCTGCGGCCAAGGCGCGAAACGTAAAGGGGAATGCCGTTGCCACCCCGTTCGCGAGAAGCGGTCCCGTCTGTGTCTCAGTGGTTTCGACCGCCATTTCCCGTCCCTGCGATGGTGCAGGGATCGGGGTAGCCAGCGGAGGCCAAGGCTTGAATCGAGCGGGTTACGAGCCAACGAGTTCTGGCGCGCGCTCCGGTGCGGTTTCCCCCGGTGCCCACCAATAGCCCTGCCCCATCTTTTCGGCCTCTCGCTCCATTCTAAGGCGATGCGTTCGATAGTCGGGGTCTACTTGCTCTGCGAGCTGGTCGAGGATCAGCCGCTCAAATGCCAACCGCGCATACCAGAGCGAGCCACCAGGCACCTCGGACTTCAGCGCACGAACGCCCTTCTTGGCCGTGTTTGGCTCTTTGGCGTCGGGGTCATCGCTAAGCGCGTTGTCGACCCGCTGTACCTGATCGCCGATGACGATGCTCGCGGCGGTGTCGACCGTCTGATAGGCTGGTCCCGCCAAAGTGTCCGTGAAGCTACCGCCGAAACGGTTCGTCGACGACCCGAGGAAGTCACCAAAAATGCCGAGTCCGCCGCCTTGCAGCAGCGCCGCGCCCCAGAAGGCCCAATTATCCATCGGGCGAGGGTCCTTTCCCTTGGACACTTCCTTCATCTGAAGTGACACCGCACCGCTTAAGGTAGTGAATATCACCAGCGCCGCCGCGTATTGGGCGCCTTTCCCCCAGCTTGCGTTTGCCAACATCCGCCGCCCGTGCATCAGCATGATCGTGACTGGGAAGCTCTTGAACTGGAACGCTGTGCGGCCAAGCTCACCGAGCCATGTGCCCCGGCGTAGGGACGAGTTGATCGCGGCCTTGATCTCCAGTCCGCCCGTCGGAACAGCAAAGTCGACCTCGGTCATGATGCCTTCCATGAGCCGATCGCGCACACGTCGATCAGCAATGTTGTCCGGCAGTATCCACTTGGCCCCTCGCTCCTCAACAAGCGGTGCGGCGCGGATCACGTCCCACTCGGCTGCATCAAGGCCGTAGCGCTCGAAGAAGCCCCGAAAGGCCTTATCGAGTTTGCCGAAGGGTTTGCCGCGATTGGCCGTGATCGTGGACATGAACTCCATGCCCATCGCCCAGCGGCCCGCCTGCGTCACAGCAGACAATCCCTGGATGCGCATGACGCCTTCCGCCATCCGGCGCGACACTTCGCCCGTAAGCTCCTCGCCAAGGAAGCGGTTCTGCGACGCGGCGCGCGATGACCACTCTTCCGCGATGAGACCGGCGCGGACAGCCAGTGAGCGATCCGCTTTGTTCGCAGGGTTCAGATATTTCAGCGTGTCCCGGATCGTGTCCATCTGCGGCAGGCCATTGAAGCCTCGCGTGAGGGCGCTGGTGGCTTGGTCACTGGTCGTCGACAGCACGGCACTGCCAAGCTTGGTCGCCGACTGCCAGTTGCGGATTGCCGAGAATGCGAGCGCGAGCTTGCGGTTCTCTGGTCGATTGTGTCGTCCCATCACTTCGTCGAAGATGCGCTGCAACTGCTGACCGCCCTTGAATGCTTGTTGCCGGTCCTTCTGCCCGCCCGTCAGCGCTGCTGTTTGCTCAAGGTTATCGGATAGCCATTTCACCGTAGCTGCCGGGTTCGGGCCAAGGATCTCCATGAGCGCGATGTCACGGCTCATCATGTCGATGTGGCTCATCATCGACGCAAAAGGGTCCGACCCGCCGAAGCGATTGTTGTATTCGATCCAGCCGTCTGCGTTCTTGAAGTGCAGGAAGCGATGTTCGGCGTTGCGGTTGGCGAGCTTACGACCTCCCGATGCCCCCGGCGCGCGCTTCGACCACCCCTCTGTGCGGATCGCATCCCAGACAGCGCGCAGCGAGGCGTCCAGTCCTTCATCGGTGAAGGGCAGCCCGGTGCGTTCGTCGATCATCTTATCGCGGTCGAGCCTCGCGGCGGTGAAGTCGCGCCACTCCTCAAACCCGGCTTCGTCAATCGAGCGGCTGTCATGGGACTGCGGCAAGCCCCACCCCTCCAGCTTGCCGATATTCCCGCCAGCAGCGTTGAACCGACGACGCAGCATCTCGCCTGCTTCGCGCCAGCCATCCGCCATCTGGCGGGCGTAAGCGCTGCCGGTATTCTGATCGAACAGCTCACGCACGATGTCCTCAAGCTCGGCCCGTTGACGGACCTGCCCCAGAACGTTTGTGGAGTGATTAGCGAGTATCTGATCGATGCGAGCGTGAGCCTGCCCACGGATATTACGCCAGCGATATTCAACGTTGGCGTAAGATGCGCGGTCGTCGCGCACGAGGAGAGCAATCGCCCCACGTGGGTTCAGAACGTCACCACCACGGCTGAACTTGCGCACGTTGGCCAGCGCGTCGGCCTGAGCCTTAACTTGCAGCAAGGTCTGATACTTGCGGTGCGCGGCGTCGAACTCCAGTTGTTCGAGCGTCTTTTCCGATGCCCGTGCCGCCGCCGGCCCTTCGCCCATGCTGCGTCGATAGAACTCCAACATCTCGCTATAGAGGTCGAGCATTTCGCCGGCACGCGCGGCGTCGATCTCGCCACTCGCCACCATCTCCGGGATGCATTCAGCCAGCGACATTCGCAGTTCCCTTGTTTGGCACCATGCAGGCGCGGGCAGCGCTGATCGCAGCCGTGTCCTTTTCCAGCCCGTCCAACACGGATCGGACGTTCACCGGGTCGCCGTCCTCCCCGATGCGAACTTGCAGGTCAGCCAGGTCGCCGCGATCGACCGCCATTAGGATGTCGTGTTCGAGGCTGTCTGTTGCTTCGCGCAGAGCGGATGGTACGGGATCGTCATAGGTGCGCAGCTGTTCGGCGACCTCGCCCGCTTCGGCTTGGCGCTGCGCGGACGGCATGTCGGGCGCGACAATTTCACGCTCGGCAACGGAGCGCGTGGCCGTCTCGACCCGAGATGGGGGTAACGCCGCCCCACCCCTCCGCACTTCTGTGATCGTGTTGCCGAAATGCACACGGCGTCCGTTCTGCCAGGACTCAACAGGGATAAGGCCGGTGGCTGGTGATGACTGCGGCTGCACGACGGTGCGACGCTCGAATTTGCCGGCGTCCTTGCCGGAAATGTAACGGAGACCAATCCGGCCGTCAGGCATCTCAGCGAGTTCAACGGGGTCGCCGCCGCGAGCCTGTAGCTCACCAAGCTTGATAGCGTCATCGAGTGACACGAACCATGTGCGCTCGGACGGCGGTTGTAGGCCCTGCTCAGCCTCGCCATGCTCGGGGCGATATGCCTTATCGCGGGTCGTCGTACCATCAGGCTCAACACGGTAGGTCGAACCCTTGGCCGTGACGAAGTAGGTTGTCGCGGGGTCGAGTTCATCCGCCCCGAAGCGTCGTGCACTGATCGGATCATCGAGCGGCAGCAAGTCGAACTGGCCCGGCTCCTCAGCGGGATCAATGGCCCTGACGCGCGGCTCCCCCATGTCCGGCGCGTCCGCCGCCTCAAGAGCGCGCGCAGCAAACTCATCATCCTGCTGCGCCCGCGCCAAGTCGGCTTCCGCCGCGTCGACCTGCCGCTGAGCCGCAAGCCACTCCTCGTCCGTGCCGAAGCCCTCCCGCTGCAAGACTGGCCCGCTCGGCACCTCGCCGCCCATCTTGGCGTGCGCCCACTCGATCACGTCCTCTGCCGTCTTGCCGCGCAGGAAGGGGTTGGCCTTTACAGCACCTTCGCCAAGCACGCGCTCGATCGGCGTGTCCGGCGCGGCGCGCAGAATCGCTTGTGCCCCGCCCTGCCCCGCGAAGTGCATCAGGTAGAGGTTGCCCGCCGTCGGACGTGCGCCGACGCGGGCCAGTGCCGCCGTGTTGTCGGCGATCAGGTCGTCCATGAGCCGCTCTTGCACGGCGGGGTCGCTGCGCTTGGCGAGGATCTGCGCGTCCGCCAGCCCCTGCGAGCCATAGCGCCGGGTGTAATACCGCCTCCACGTGGGCGCGGTGAACTGATAGCGGCCGTAGGCACTGGAGCGCGGATTTGCCGCAGTATCGTTGCCGCCACTCTCCACACGCCGAATCTTGGCCTTGAGCGCGGCTCCGCCTTCCATAGCGGGTGGAGGAGCGGCACGGGTCAGTGCTGGCGATGCAGCAGCCGATGTAGCCGCAGCTGGCGACTCCGGCGCAGCGAGGTTGCGCATCGCTTCGGCCAGCTTCTCGGCGTGTGCTTCGCGTCCCGGTCCCGGCTGAAACGGGTTGGTGGCGTCAATCTGCGCCTCGCGCTCGATCAGGTCGACCGCCGCCTTTTCCGTCGGCGTCATGCGATCGACGCCGATATGCCGCCGATATAGCTCGGGCAGCATGGCCTCAGGCACTTCGCCATCCGCGAGCGCCTTGGCGAGTTGCTTGTCGATCGGGTTCAGCTTGCGTCCCGCCGCGCGCGCGACGCCTTCGACCACTTCCGATGCGCCCTGAAATGCCGCGCCGCCGACAAAAGCTGTGACGACATTTTCGACGACATCGCCTGCGGTCGTTTCCTCACCGAACGCCCGCTTTTGCTCGGCAACAAGCGGCTGCTCCAACCCCTCGATGCCGGCGTTGACGAGACCCTCGGTCAACATGCGGATGGCGGCAGATTTCCCGAAGCCGCCAACGCTCAACGTCATGAGATTGATGGGATCACGGAACCCTTCGACCACACCACCGGCCAGTGAAGCGATCGAGCCGCCCCATTCCCCGTTGCGCTCCAACACGGCCTGAGCTTGCTCGCGCCGCTGCTTGGCATTTTCCAAGATGCTGGAGCGGAACTCCGCGAGCGTCTTGGGCAACGTCGGGAACGCTTTGGGGTTGGCGCGGCGGGCGCGCTCGACCTCGCCCCACGCCCGCTCCTCAAGCTCCTGCCGGTTCGGGCCATGGAAGCTGTCGCGCCATGTGCCATCTGCCTGCCGTTGCTTGCCAAGCGCAGGATTGCCGAGCCTTCGCTCGCCGCGCGGGCGGCTGCGGTTCAGTTCTTCAAGGACCGGCTCCCACGCTTCCCACGTGCGGTCATATTCCGCCGTAGGCATCTCGCCGGCCGTGACTTCCCGCTGCGCGCGGAAGAGGTCGCCCCATCCCGGCTGCGGCATGTCCCGCTGTTGTGCGAGCGGGAAGGACGCCACATCAGGAGCATCGGCGTAGCTGGATGGATCGCGTTGATCGAACATCACTTGTCCGGCAAGCGGCGCGCGTCGACCAGCCAAGGCCCGCCCTTCTTGGACGCCAGAAAGCTGCCGTTCCGGGTGCGGAACCCGTATTGAGCCTCACGAACCCGGACCGGCGTAAGCTTGCGCAGGTCGCCCGACGCGACGGCACTGCCATCGGGCCATACAGGCGAGCCGTTGAGCGCTGCCGCTGAATAGGCCGGGCCTGTCGCGCGAGCGAAGCGCCGCATGAGGCTTTCACTCGACATCGAGGGGGGCACGGAAACAGGCTGCCCTTGGTAGGTCGTGAAGCCGCCATACCAAACACCGTTGCGGCGATGTGCCCCGGTCGCCACCTGGATCGCAGTCTTGTAGCGCTCCTCGTTGAACTCGGTGACGCCATCGCGGGCAGCAGCAGAGGCATAGAGCGCCTTCGCCGCTTCGCTGACCTGGTTGACGTAATCCGGCCCCATGGCGCGCAGCGCTGGGATGCCCGCCTCGGCCCACGTCACGCGAGCAAGGTTCTCGCTCCACACCTTCGGATTTGCCTTGAGCGCGTCAGGACCGTTCAGGACATCACGCATCAGCGACACGCCAACGCCACCGGGCAGGCTGCTTAGCGCGATAGCCTGGCGGAAACCCGCATCCTCGCCCGCGATCTGATAAGCAGCGCCGATCTGGGCGCGCACATCGGGGAACTTGCGAATGAATTGCGCGGCCTTCAGGCGATCAGCCTGCGAGCCGGTAATCAGTTCCTTGAGCGACGCAGCTTCCGGCGCGGTCAGCGGCTCGACGCGGTTACGCCCATATTGCTGCGCAGCTGCGATGGCGAATTGCGAACGCGCGGAGAAGGAGGCCGGATCGCGCGGATTGAGCGCCGGCATGGCCTGACCTGTCGCGAACTCCTGCTGCGCCATTGCGCCGCCAGAGCCGTTCAAGCGCTCGGCGGTTTGGGTGCGGAGCGCCTCAACGCCCTTCAGTTCGGCAGCCTCAGCGGGGGTCAGCCCGCCCTTCGATTGCTTGGCGGTCAACTCGGCGATGCGGGCGTCCAGCTGCGGAAGCCCCTGCCCCTTATAGGTCAGCGCCGCGGCCATCTCGATACCCTTGGTACGCGCCGTCACGGCACCCGAGGTGTCACCGATCGCCTCCCGCCGCTGCGCGATCCGTTCCCAATCCTCGGGCTTCCCTGCCCCATTGGCGAGTTTCGCCTCATCGGTTGCGATTGCCTCGCGGGCCTCCGCTTTTGCCGCCGCCGCCGCCGCACGCTGCTCAGCCTCTACCCTGCGCTGTTCAGCCGCGATGGCATTACGCTTGATCCGGATATCGTCGTTGACGCGATCCAGATCAGCCGCGGTAAAACGCCCCTTGAACTGCTCGACATATGCCTCGGCGGTGTCGGGATTAACGTCGGTCAATCGACCGGCGATGAGCTTTCGCGCTTCAGACTCAGTTTCCAGTCGTTTTGCTGCAAGCGTCGGCGGCTCCCATCCCTCCAGCTTGCCGATCGCATCGACCTCGGACTTGGCGGTGGCGATATAGGACTCGCTGTCCTCTAGGCTCTTGAAGTTGCCCGCCGCGCCGTTGATCGCGAGTTTGCGCCGGGAATCAGCGGTCTCGATCAGCGATGTGCGATGCTCACCAGCGACATAGCGGGAGAGTTGGCTCCGGAGCCGGATAGCCTTCTGGTCGTAGCTTTCTTGAAACAGCCGGCGCGCCAGTTCGCTCGGCAGGGCCTTCTTGATTTCGTCGGCGCGCTCCTCAAGGTTCTTGAGGGTGGGATCGAGTGCGTCGACTGCCCCTTGCCCCTTGTAGGTCATGAAGCCCGTTTCAGGGTTGTCGACCGCATCCTGAACGATCGTTTCCCACTGATTGTCAGCCTCTTTGGCTGCCCGCTCCTGCTGCTCCTCGAAGATGCGCTGCTTCGTGTCAGCGAAGTCTGCGCCCGTTTGACCTAGCTGCTGGAGGCCTGCCGCAATGCCGGCTGCAACGCCGCCGACGGGCGCACTGGCAAAGCGCTCCCGCGTGGTCTGTGCGAGCGGGACAACGTTCTGATCGTAAGTCTGGACGCGCGGCATGACACCGCGATAGGATCGCCGCTTCATCCCTTGAATCGAGCGGACCTAACATGAAGACAGTCGCTATCGTCGGTATCGCCGTGATCATGTCGGCATGCGCAGGAATGGGGCGTCCCGGTATTGTGGGCAACCCGGCGTCCGTGACCATTTCCAACGTATGGAACCAGAGCGCCGCGCAATCTCACGCGGACAAGCATTGCGCTCAATTCGGAAAAGTGGCGCGCTATAACACCGGCACGCCCGATACTTACCACTTTAGCTTTGATTGCGTTGCGCCGTAGGCTCAGCTTGCCTTGTATTTCGCATACCGCTGCGCCCCGCCAAGCACCGTCGACCCTACATCCAACGCGCCCTTTACGAGCGCTCCAGTCGCCTGCATCCGCGCGCCCCGCGCCTTGGCCCGGTAGTTCGAGGCGTTGATATCGAAACCGCGAATTTCCTGCGCCGACGCGTCATAGATCGACTGCACGTCCTGCGCGCCCATCGATGCCGTGTCGCGTTGCACCTGTAGCGCTGAGCCAAACCCTTGATCGATGCCATTCGCGGCCATCGCGGCCTGCTGCTGACCCTGCACCTGCGATAGCTTGCGATACTGCCGCTGCGCTTCAATCTTGCGCCGGTCCTCGGCATTGCGCGCCGACTCGTTCTCAAGCTGAGCGTTGCGCTCCGCGACCTTAGCCTCGTAGCGAGACTGACCAGCGGCCTGTAGCGCCGAAACGCCAGTGCCGATCGCCTGCGTTGCGGTTGCCGCGATCAAGAGGGTTCCGGGATCACACATCTCGCTTCATCCAAAACTCACGAAAGGCCAGCCCGCCAATCATCTGCTCGCCTTCCTCCACCGTGAAGCCCCATCGCTCAAGCAGTCGGATCGCCCGACCGTTCCCCGAAGCAACTAGGTTGCGAAGCTCCCGCCGTGAATCGAGCATCTTGTCGATGATGACCGGACCGATGCGCAGCATATCAGCGCCGCGGCGATAGACGGCATCCGTCCCCAGAAACCACGGCCTGCCCTCGCCTTCGATCGCGCTCACCGTCACGCAGCCGAACATGGCAACAGGAACGTCATCGATCTTGGCCGTCCATGCTTCGCACGATTCGATCAGCCCCCGGCGTAGTGCATCCTTCGCACCATGCCCGAACGCCGCGCATTCCATGCGGTCCACCTGGCGCATACGGCTGGCAATGCGTCCGACATGAGCCGGTGACGCGCGGACGATCTCAACCCGGGTTCGAGACATTCGGCTCAAGGAACGCCGCGGTCAGATGCAGGGGGAGCGGCTCGTCCTGCTTGATGACGAGCGAGGTGCTTTCCGACACGTGGCTCTCGTTGCTGAAGCTGTAGGGACCGTTCAATAGGTCATCCGGCTCACCATAGGCCTCGCTCCCGCGCGCCTTGAGCTGGTAAAGCTTGTTCTCGCTCGGCCCGACCAATGGAGGCCCTGAGTTGATGAGCCGCACGACTGCCTCACCCAACTGCTGCTTGCGACCAACATTGGCGCCACCCGGCAAGATGAGCGGCAGGGTCTCGATCAGCGTGCTATACGGTAGGCCGATGGTGACATTCCGAGAAGGGCCAGTTGTCGATGGCAGCGTGACCGTTCCGTTGGTGACAGTCAGATCGCGCACCACCGCCCCGTCAGCCAGCGCCCACACTGTGCGCCCTTCAAGATGCCACAGGCCCGAAAACACGGTCTGCGGCTCCTCAAGGAAGAACGAGACCGAACAATCGAGGAAACACGTCAGTTCGCGATCGTTCCATCTTGCCGCAGCCATGCGCTCGATGAACACGCGTTCGACCCCGCCCACGACCCGGCGCACGGTGAGATAAAGCCGATCTTCCCCGGCTTCCGAGATGGCGCAGACGCTCTCGACCTTTCCGTCAGTCTCGCACAACGTCCAGCCCCAGACCTGTTGCTCCTGCTCCCAGGTGAAGCACAGCAGCTTGCCGTCAGATCGAGCAGCCCAGATGATGGAATCGGGCTCCTGGCAATATGCCCAGGACACGATGCTGAACCCACGCATCAGGTGCGGGCTGAAGATCGACACATCGCTGGACTGATAGCCGTCCAACTCGAAGGTATAGCCGATCGTGCGGACGCTCTCGCCCACACTGGGACGGTAGAACACCACGTTGTCGACGACCAGCGGGCCAAGCCGCGACGAGCCGCGGCCGATCTGCCGGCGCGCCCTCACCTGTTGAGGTGACAAATACCCGTCGTCATTCGCACCGTCGATCTTGAAGATGCTGTCAGAGGTTAGCGCCAGCAGGTTCGAGACCGAAGCAAGCTGGTTCACCGCGTTCACCCGGCCGGCCACCACGCCGAGCGCCAGCGCGTCGCTGTCCTTGAGCGGGCGTGAGGTGTCGAAGTTCTCGTAATCCGACGACTTCGACCCCCAGATGCCGTTCGGACGGTTGTTCGTGCGCGCGAACATGAGCCGCTGCTCGAAGAACGTGACAGTCGAAGGATAGTCGCCGGCAACCGAAAACGGGTTCTGGCCCCCAGGCGGGCCGTTGGACAGTTCAGGACCGATATTGTCGTCGACGAATGAGAGTTGATCGGTCGAGCCGATATAGCCGAAGTCCTGCGTGTTGTCGGACTTGTAGACGTAGTAGCGATCCGCCCCGGTGACTGCAGCCCATGTGATCGTGTTGCTGTTGCGCTTGAGCGTCAGGTCATTCGTCGCCGTCGACGTGGCGGACAGGCGGCTCTCCTGCCCGGTCTCGGCATTGATCGCGGTAACGCCATAGGTCGCGGGTTGGGGGAAGTAGGCGTCGCCGCCGTTGTCCGCGTCGGTGTTCGGGGTTGATGCAGTCGCGGAGACACCCGATGGCGCATCGATCGCTGGCCCGAACGTGACCGTCGCGAACTCCCAATGGTCGTGCCCATAGCGCAGCAGCTTTGTCGGGGCATGATCGATATGGGCGAGATACATGACATCGGCGGTCTGCTCGAAGTCGATGTCCGCAAGCTCGACGCCGTTGTAGGGCGTGCCCACGCTGTAGATACGCGCGACGCTCATACGTCGTAATCGAAGTAGCGCCGGCCACCACCGCCGCCAGTCGGAGGCGGAGGAGGAGGCGGGACAGGATCAGGAACAGGCGGCGGCGGGGGAGGTGGAGCAGGTTCCTCGGTTCGCGTGATCCCGCCAGTGTCGGCAGTGAATGCACCATAGCCTGTCGCATTGACCGGAACCGAGAAGGTGCTGTCGCTCAGGACGGTGACCGGCAGGATGCGACCGTTCAACTCGGTCATACCTTCGATACCATCGAAGAAAACCTCATCCCCGGTCTCGAAGCCGTGAAACGCCGCTGTAACAACGGCGGGATTGCCATTGGTGATGGCTTCGATCGTCAGCCTCTCTTCAAGGACAAGCCCCCCGTTCGCAGCGACCCGCATATAGCCCTGCCCCATCTCAAGGGCGTAGGTCTGCGTGAGCGAGAATTGGAAGGGAAACAGCCGGACAGGCTGGCTGGCATCCTTGACCTCAGCTACGAACCGCGTGCCAGGCCGCTTCTCCAGCCCGCCATATTTCTTGACCTTGACGTTGCGCGCCCGCTTGACGGCTGAGGCATATGCCTGAACGTCGAAGCGCGAGATGATGTCATCCGAGACCTCGCCCTTGGCGAAGTTGACCAGCGGAAACCTCATCCGAATGCGCCCCGGCGAGCAAGCTCGGCCTCGCTCACATATTGCTGGACGCGGCGCGGATAGCGGTTCTCATCCTCGGCAATGGCGCGCTTGAGCGAAAGCTCGGCCATCTGGATCGCGTCACCCTTGATCGCTCGATCCTTCTTGATCGGCATGGCGACGCGCGCTGCCAGTTCCATCGAGACGGCATAGCGAAGCAGCGGGGGGAAGTCGGAGACCGGAGCCGTTGAGGCGCGATACTCGACGATCGCGTTGGGCACGTTGGCGTAGATCGTGCCACCCTGTTCAACGAACGGGATCGGGCCATAGGCGTCCCACATCGGCAGATCGAACATGCCGAACTCGGGATAGGAGGCTTCCGGCTTGGGAAGAACCCTCAGGACGCGGGTGGCACCGTCCGGCTTGGCATAGCCATAGGTCCATTCGGAGGACCGATCCGTAACAACGGGAGCGCCCGTCACGCGGCGGGTGAGGAAGCCCCATTCATGGCGGCTCAGGATATCGTCGACCACGCCATCATAGGCGCGCTTGCACTCGACGGCCGAGACGCTGCGTTCCTCGATCGAGGCAATCGCATCGGCGCCGATGGACGCCAGGGCATCGTTGCAGATGGAGACGACAGAGGCCATGCCCCTCCACTATCGCGGCGAGGCATGGCCTTGAATCGAGCGCTTCAGTAGAAGCCGATAATCCCGCTGGCTGTCGTGCCAGTCGCGCGAACATGGCTCGCGCGCACCGCCAGAATGGTCCCGTTAGGAACGTTGTTGAACGTGACATCGGCACTGTCATCGATCGCTCGCAGCGCAATGTTGCCACCAGTCCCGACGTAGAGCGCCTTAGGCACATCAGCCAAGGCGTTGCTGTCGTGCGGGGTAACCGCCGCTACCCTGCGGCTTGGATAGGTGACCCGCTCCTCGAACGAGCCGGTGAAGTTGTCGGCCATATCCGGCTCCTATGGACAGGGGCGAGGCCGAAGCCCCGCCCCACCCCCGTTACTGCGTGCGGTCCTTGTCGTAGGCTGCCTTGATCGCGGTGATCAGGTCGTCCTTCGACAGGCCGGCAGGGTTGATGCCATGCTCGGTCGCCTTGGCTTCGAGCGCGGCCTTCGACAGGCGCGTCAGGTCGACATCACCCGGCTGCGGATCGAGCGCCTCCTCGACGGCGCGCTGAAGCGGATCGTCCTTGCCGACCTTCTCCATCCAGGTTTCGCTCACCGGCACGCCGGCGGGCACATACTCGCCTTCCTCGATGAGGAGGCCGTTGGCATAGCCGCGCTGCGAGGCGCGGTGCGAGTTGACTGCGGTTTCCTTCGCCATGTTCACGCTCCTCAGTTGGTCTGCGCGCCGGCCACGACCGCGGCAAAAATCTTGCCCGTCGACGGCGCGGTGCCAGTCACGTCATAGTAGAGCCGGAGATACTGCTCGTCCGTCCCTTCCGGCAGCGACGACGGGAACTTGAGCCGCGCGCCGAGCGTCAGTTCAGCCGCCGCATAGGTCTTGGACGCGACCTCCTTGGGCGAGCTGAACGCCGCGGTGTCGTCGGTCTGGAGAACCAGCGTCAGGCTCGTCAGGTTGTTGAACGCCTCGGTGACGGAGATCCACAGCGGGATGTCCGAACCAATGCCGATATCGCGCTTGACCGGCGCGGAATGCCCGTAGGCCGTCCCGGCAGCGCCGATATCGAGGTTATTGGTCGAACCCGCGTCGGCCGTCACCGCCTGCGAGTTGCTGAAGACCAGGGTGTTGTCCACGATCATGTCTTGTCTCCCGTAGGCGCGCCGTTAGGCGACCGCCGATTCCGTGCTGAGGATTGCGTCCGAGACCTCGATCGGGATGCCCCGGTAGGACTGGACCATGCGGCCTTCGAGCTCCATCGGCTTGAGCATGAGCGCGCCGTTGTTGCTGTTGGTGCCGAGCGCATCGAGCGCCGCGAGCGTCTCGCGGTTCATGTAGATGACCGTGCGGCCTTCCACCGAAGCGTTCGGGTTGAGCTGACCGCCCGACTGCATCGCGGTCGAATAGACGCCCTGCAGCTTGTAGAGCGCCTGCCGCATGAACTTGTAGAGATCGACGTTGCCGGCGTTCATGTCCGACACGTCGATGTTCGCAATGCGCGAGTTGTAGCGCCAGTCACGCACAGCGACGCCGATATGCTGGCGGAACAGCTCTTCCTTGACGTAATAGGCATTGCCGTTCGCATCGGTGACGCGCTGCTCGCCCTTGTCCTGGCGCTCGATGCCAGCCTTCGTGCCCTGCGGGTGGATCAGGTGCGTCGCCTTCTCCGACCAGGTGACGAACCAGATCGAGGTGTTGTCCGATCCGGCACCACCAGCCTTGACGATCTGGTTGCCAGCGCCGCCGCCGCCCGAAGCGTTGTAGCGCGCCGCCATGCCGCGGAACTTCTCCGGCGTCGTCACCACGTCGTGGTAGAAGAAGCCCGTCTCGGTCTCCTGCACCATCGCTTCGAGGAACGCCTCACCTTCCTGCATACGCAGCGCGGCGGGGTTCTTCGAGATATCGAGCAAGCGCGTGTCAACGGTCGACAGGCCTTCAACGAAGCCGGTCGTGTCCGTCACCATCGTGCGGCCCGACTTGCTCTGCGGGATGCCCTGATAGAGGCGACCCCACGTGACAGCGGGCAGGCCGGTGCGGATCGAATGCTTGTGAATGGTGCCGGCGTTCGCTTCGACCGTGAACGCGTTGCGCATCACAGGCGACAGACGGCTCAGCGTCTCGACGACTTCCGCAGTCGCCTCATCCCCCTGCGCCCTGAACATGTCGATCAGGTTGAGGTAGGAACTCCCCAAAGTAGCCATAAGAACAAATTCCTTCTAAGGGACCGTGGCGTCTCACGACGCGGGTTGGTCAGGTTTACGCACTTGCCTTCACATCGTTCGGGTAGAGGATTTCTTCCCGAGACTTCGGAACCGGAGCGCCCATGTCGCCCCGCGGAAAATCACCATCCTCGCTCACCATCCCGCCGATCTTGCGCATCGCGCGGATCATCTCGGGGTGATTGCCAAGGCCACTGTCAGTGAGGAAGCTGCGGAACGGCGAGCCCTTGGGATAGCCCAGAGCGTCGAGCGCCTTTGCCGACAGTTCGATCGTCTCGTCCCACTTCGCCCCGCCCATCTCTGGATCGGACTTCGCGGTCTCAGCCCATTCCTTGCGCTGTGCGATGACCTCGTTGAGAATGACCTGATTGGCCGATTGCGCCGCGTTGGCGGCAATGCGCTCGCCGAACTTGGCCGCGATAGGGACCAGCTTCTGAGCAGCCTCGTTCGACAGGCCGAGCTCGCGAAACACCGGATCGGCTTCAGCGAGGGTTTCCTCGTCGAGCGTCATGCCTTCCGGCGCGGTCAGTTCATAGGCCTCAGGGGGTCCGTCCGCAGCAGCAGCCTGATCGCCGCCCTTGTCCGCTTCCTCTCCCGACGCCTCACCTTCCGCGCCTTCAGCGTCGCCGCCCAGGATCGTGCTTTCATCGCCCGCCCCTTCGCTGCCGCCAGCATCGGGAGCAGCCGCGGTGTCGACAGCCGCATCAGCCGGCGTCACCGCTTCCGTCGTCTCCGTCACTGTATCGGTCGTCTCGTCCACCACGTTTCTTCTCCTCGGGTTGGGATTGGGCTTCCTCGCGCAGCGCAGCGATCAGTGTGATAAGGCTGTAGGGGTGCTGCATCGGCGCAGGCTGTCCCGCGTCGGCTTCGCGAAGGATGTCGAACCCCAGACTCCTGCGCCCCTCGACAAATGCGAGATCGCGACCGTCGGACCCGTTGGTTGCCCGCGTGGTTTGATCGAGAACCCCGGCCATTTGAATCGAGCGAAACAGGAAGCGCAGGAACTCGGGCCGCTTGACCAGGAACTCCATGTCCTGCCTGCGCTGCTTGTCGCTCATGCGCCCACCAGCATGTCGAGCGCACTCGTGCCGCCCACATCGGTCTCAGACAGCAAGCGAGCCGCGTCTGCCCCGTCGCGGACAGCGGGCATCGTCTGCGCCATCTGCTCGGCCTGTTGCTGTTGCGCCCGCGCATCGCGGATGCCCTTCACCATCTCGGCGGTGCGGATCATCTTGGCCGGCGCGCCAGCACGCTCGGCGAACTCGTCGATCATTTCGTCAACGTCGAGCTTGTCGACCGCCTCAGGGAATACAGCGGCGAGGTTGCCGACAAAGCCCGCGGTGCGCTCGATCTGGCCGATGCCAACCATGCGCTGCATCTGTGTGAGGATCGATACGAACTCGACCTTTAGAGACTGGCCCTGAATCGCCTCGGGGGCAGGAGGAAGCAGACCGCCCCGCTCCATCAACCCGAAGGTGCGGTCGATCGCGACTTCCAGCTTCTCGTTATTCACGCGCTCGATGACCGGGCCAAGCTGGGTCAACTTCTCCTCGTTCCGAGAGGCGATTTCCTCCACGTTGCGCGGCTGGATGCCCTGCATGTTGGTGATCGCCATGAACAGGTCGGAATAGGACAGCTGGTCTGTCTGTTGCTTGGTGCGGTCGATTTCCTGCCGGATCGCGTCGACCGCCTGATAGGGCATCTGGTAGGGAACGATAACTTGGCCGGCATCGATCGATGCAGCGGTCACGGTGTTACCCGGCTGACGAGTGAGCTTCACACCCGGTGGAACGATGGTCTCTGGATTGACCAGTTGATCGATCGCCTGATTACGGCGCTTCACCTGAAGCTGCAGCTCCCGCAGCGAGGGCAGGCAGTCCATCCCCGGCGAATAGCCATACACGTCCGCGCCGACGGTTTCCCAGCGCGGTGCCCAGAATGGCTGCTCCTCATAGCCCGTGTAGCGCAGGAGGTGATCCTTGCGCCCGTCGTTCTCGTCCCAATAGAGCGAGCGGAACGGCTTGTTACGGTTGTCGATGCGCCCCGGATCGCGCTCGGTGTTCGGCTCAATCGCCTGAAAGACCGGCACCAGCTCGTGATAGTTGCTGCGGTCATACATGTTCATGACCTGCGGCGAGACGGCATTTCCAAACGCTTCAACCGCCTGCGAGACCGTCATGGGCGTGCGGCGGTAGAGCGTGTCAGCCTTCAGCGCGTTGCCGGCCGCGATCCAGTATTCGCCCGCCGTGAGGGCGTGGCAGACTGCGCCCTCGGTGCGATGCTCAACCATGACGCAGGCTTCGGTCCCGAACAGGCCGAGTTCACCATAGCCCGCCTTGGCAGCGCCGTAGAAGTTGGTCGTGGCGAGGAACGCATACATGCGACGCTCGACCTCGGAGAGCCACGCCTTGGCTTCCCAGTCCTCGTTCAGTTCGTCGTCATAGGTGCGCAGCGTGAACCAGGGGCGCGACGGGGAGGACAGCCCGCTCGTCATGCCGGCAGTGAGCGTGCGGAAGGCGTAGATGCCATGCTCGTCGAGAATCTTGACGTTGCGGCGGCGCTGGTTGGTTTCGCTGTTCAGGAAGCGCGAGCGTGCCGTTGCGGCATATTTCGCGATATCCCGCCATTCCTCCTCGAACGGCTGGCGGACCTGCTTCATTCCATGCAGGCGCTTTTCGCAACGCTCGCGGAGGGTGAGCATCAGCCCAGGGTAGCCCCGGAGATACCCGAGACGTTGGCAGCGCCAAGCGCGCCCTGCGGACTGGTAAGGATCGACGCATAGAGGCCGCGACGACGGCGGGCCATCGCATCGGATCGACCGGCTGTCGCGCCCTGATCCGGCAGCTTGGTCGCCTGCCGCTCAGGGATGGATGGAACGTCGGGGGCCTTGGCCGAAACACACATGCGCTGCTCCTTGCGAGATGCAGCGCTATCGGGTGTCAGTCAGGCGTTGAATCGAGCGGCATGAGCGGCGCTGTCAAACGGGCCAACCCAGAACTCGTGCGTACCGAAAGGCGTTAGCCAGTTCCACCCGAACCTCCACCAGCCGTCCGATCTAAGCCGGATGCGGGGCTTAGACTTCGCTGTATCGGTCAATACCATGACGAGCGTCCCAGCAGGACACGCCAGGCGCCCCGGATGCGGTAGCCGCTCACGCTGCACAAGTCCTCGATGAGATATCGGACGCTCCAATATGGCCGCGTGATGCGAACGCGCAGCCGCTCCCAGCGCGTGAGTGGGCGGCCTAAGCCAAACCTTATCGGCTGATCCCCCCACTGCACAGTCCATAGGGTTGTCGACGCTTCGTCGTCAGACTTCGGAATATCGGTCATACTCTCCCTTCCCATAGCTCACCGGGTCGAGATATCCCGGCACAGTGCGCGGCATCACAGGCTCGGCGAACGTGACCGCCAGCGCGTCAGCATCGTCAGGCGAGGCAAGGCCGCGCTTCTTCATGTGTTCCTTCTTCTCAAGCTGGATCGCCTGATCTGCGTTGAAGGCATATTCCGGCCCCGTCAGATCGTCCTCAAGCTGCTGCTCGTCCGGGATGCAGCCGCCCTTGAGCCATGCCCGCATACTGGTCCATATCTCGGCACGTTTGTTGGCGGTGCGGACGCGCACGCCCGTCTGCATCTCGACCTCGCGCCCCTGCCCGCCGAACCACACTTCGATGACGAGCATGTCGGGCATCAGCTGGCGAAGGCGGTCGACGATGGCAGCGCCGATATTGCCCGCGTCGACGAAGATGGCATCGGGCTTCCACATCTGGGCTTGCAATGCGATGTCACCCGCGATCGTCATGCTGTCCATGTGGTGCCATCGTTTCCATGGGCGGGACCGAGCATCACGACCGCATCGAATAGCAAGGGTCGAGTGATCGTCTCCGAAGCGGGCGCAGTCGACGCCGAAGATGACGGGATCGGAGCCGAGTGTCTGGCCCGTCTCGCGAGTGCGAGCCTCCTGCACCAGATCCATGCCGATGAACTGCATGGAGGAAGCAGACGGGAACATGCCGCGGACGCGCACCTTGGCGATGTCGCTGTCCTCGCCATAGGCGTCGACGAGGCTTTGCAGGTATTCCTTGTTCGTGCCCTCTACCGTGCGGCTGTCAATCTGGCGCGTCTTCCAGAGGGTGCGATCCTTGCCGAAGCAGGCGCGGAACTGCCCGGTGTTCTTCGTCGGGTTGCCGAACGCGATCCAGATAATCTCGGTTTCTTCGTCCGTCAGCGCGCCGAGCGTCACCTCCCAGACCTTGTCGTCGATGCCCGAGGCCTCGTCGTAGATCACGATGATGCGCTTGCCCATGTTGTGCAGGCCAGCGAATGCTTCGGTGTTGTCCTTCGACCAGGTGACTGCATCGAGCCGCCAAGCCGTCTCATGACCGGCTGCAGTAGACGCCAGGGCGGATGCCGTGATCTTGAACCAGTGCGAGGTAATGGCGAGGCGTGACCACTTCGCGATTTCGGGCATCGTCTTTGTGCGAAGCTGCGGTTCGGTATTCGCCGTGATGACGACCTTGCAGTCCTCGCAGGTATCGAGACCCCACTTGGCGATCATTGAGATGAGCGCCGACTTGCCGATGCCGTGCCCTGAGGCAATGGCCACCCGCAGCGGCGTGAACCGGGTTTCCGGGTCGCTCAGATGCTCGCCAATCGTCGTCAGCGTGTCTCGCTGCCATGAACGCGGGCCGGGGGATGGCAGGCGCTCACTACCCCACGGATAGGCATAGAGGGCGTGACCAAGCGGATCATGCGTGAAGCCGGCAATGTCCGCGATCAGCTCGACCTCGGGATCAATCTTGCTTGCCATTCGCCACTCGCTTGCGAGCCTCAGCGATCAGTGTGGCGCGATCGGTCACGGTAACATCGACCTCGCTCTTCTCGCGCCATTTGTCGCCGCGGCGGTTCTTGAGCCACGACATCGCCGCGCCTGTGTCGGGCGGGACATGCTCGGTATACGGCGCATAGACGGGCGCTTCCGCATTGGCGGGCATGAAGATTTTGACGGCCGGGAAGCTGTATCCGACTGCCCTATTGTAGAGGCTACGCTCCACGCGATCGTCGCACGCGTCCTTCCCCGCGATGAGTGCCTCGCAAAATTCTGGATGCGCGATCTTCCAGCGGTAGATCGTCGACACGTCGACCTCGAAGAAGTCGGCCAATTCCATGTCCGTCGCACCAAGCTCACAGAGCTTCTTGGCCTGCTCAACGAACTCGTCCCGGTAAGCAGTGGGGCGCCCTACTTCGCCACTCACGACTGCGCTTCCTCTTGCTTGAATGCGTCAAAGCCGATCCACACCAGATCAGCCAGAAAGTCCGCGATCGGCCGGCGCTCTCGGTTGGCCGCCATCACGATCTGCGAGAATGTATCAGGACGCTTGGCCTTGATTGAATCGGGGGCCGGCGCGGGAATGTTCTTGGGGCGATCGCGCCAGTGCGGGGCTTTCGACGCAGGCTCTGCCGTCGACATACCGGTGCGAATGATCGTCACCTGTCGACTGCGCTGGTAGCGCTGCACGCGGATATAGCCGCGCCGGTCAAGCCGGGTCACGATGGTTGGCGACGTGCTGTCGGACGAACAACCGAGAAGCGCGCTCAGCTCCTCATTGGCGGGACACGGCCTCCCTTCCCTCGCTGCCTGATCCAGCGCGCGATAGATGATCGCCTCGTTGTCGCTCAACAGGCCCAAAGGCGGGCCGCTGTGAAGTTCCGCTCGTGCCATCAGCCCTTCCCCTCGATCATCTTGGCAACCTTGTCTGCGTGGTGTTGGGGATCGGCTAGGCAGGCGTCGAACGGGGCGGCTGTGGGGATTGTGGCGAGGGCGGTCATGCGTCGGTGCTCCAGTCCGGCCCATCAGGCCAATCATCGGGATCGAACGGCGGACGATCGTCGAGCCAAGCGGGCGGCTCCAACGACGCAGCGTCCGGGTTCAGCAGCGGGTTCGATTTCCAGTCGGACGAGGCGGCGGGGCCACTTCCGGACAGAGGCTCGGACAAGGCGGGGGTTTCCCCCGTAGGGGGAACCCCGTTTGTCCGATCTGTCCGAGGCTGAAATTTATTGTTGTCCGTCCGGTTGTCCGAGGTTGTCCGAACGGGTTCACGGTCTTCCCAAGTGCGCCACGCATATGGGCCGTAAACCGTTACAATTCCGTCCTTTTTCAGTCGGTCGAGGCCGCGCCGGAACTCCTTGTAGACGCTGTCCGGCTTCATGTCCGAACCATGTCCGGACGTCTGGGCGTGCCGTTCGCGCCAATCCTCGAATTTCACGACCTTTCCGACCTTCAGCCGGTTGATTTCGCGCTCCGGAATGTCGGTCGGCGGATAGAAGCCGAGCCGTTCGGCCGTCTCGTCGAGGGCGTTCAGAACGACCCTCTGCTTGTCCGAGAGCTTGGCGAGTTTGGACCCCATGCTGTCGCCACGCGGAGCAAGGTCCACGTCGGTTGGTTCGACAATACAGGAGGTGACGGGTTCGCCATCCTCGTCCTGGCCAAGCTCGACGACCTTGAGCTTGAACAGGAGTTCGATCCCGTCTTCACCGTCTTTCTGCTTGGTGACGCGGGCTTTCTTGGTCTCGCCGGCCTCCACCAGCACGACGGTTTCAACGCCACCTCGAAGGCTGCTGTGGCCGCGCGGATCCTCGCTTTCGGCATCCTTCGGCCGGTGGTGCACGATGGTGGTCAGGCACTCGAACTCAGCCGACACGCGCTGGCAGTTCGCGACATAGCCGACCATGTCATCGGTGTTCTCCTTGCCACCGCCAAAGGTCTTCGCCAGCGTGTCTATGACGACCATGACGGCGTTCTGGCCGTAATGCGCCTCAGCGGCCCGCACGGCCTCAATCAGGCGGTTCACGTCCGCATCCTGGGCTTGCATGTCGATGGCGATCGGGATGAGCGCGAACGGGCATTCGGTGATCTTGTGGTGCCGACGGAACGCGGCGACGCGGTTCTTGAGGCCGCGCTGACCTTCGGCGCACAGATAGACGACGAGGCCTTGCTGCACCTTACGTCCCTGCCAGTCCCAGCCCAGCGCAATGTGTAGAGACCAGTCGAGCGCCAGGAAGGTCTTGCCCGAGCCGGGATGGCCATGGATCACGGCCATGCCGACGGCGGGCAGGAGATGCTTCATCAACCACAGGCCGGTCAGTACCTCCTCGATGTCCTCGAAGAACTGCAGGGGCAGCGGCACGCGTGCCACCGCCGTCATGGCTTCCTGATCGCGCCGCCACGCCTCGCTAGCCTCGTCCATCCACGCCGGCGGCTCGCTGTGCAGCGGGAACACGTTGTCGGGTCGGTCCGGAATTTCGTCCCAGCTCAGGTTATCTGGCCCCATGTCGTCATCCACCTTCCGGCTGGGTCCAGTTGACGGCGCGCTCGACGTGCCGAGCAGCGGACATCAGGCTCGAGAGCGCCCCGACGACGAGGTGCAGCTTGCCCTCAGGCAGCGGCGCGTAAACGGTCTCGCCGGCCAGCACTGCTACATGGTGCAGGACAGGCGCGGCCTCGTCGCTGCAACGGCGGGCGCCGGCTGAGGCACGGGCACGAAGTTGCGCAAGGGCAATGCGCGCCTGCATCGCAAGCTCGCTCTGGTTCGGGCAATGCGCCGAGATAGTGGCGCGATATGCGCCCTCGATGCTGCCGGCGTCTGCGGTGATGGTTGTCTGCGCGTTCACAGCCGCCCCACCCGATCAACAAACGGCGCCCCCAGCGCCCGCAACCAAGCAAAGAAGCTGTCTTCGCGCCGGAACACCCCGACATGATGCCCCATGCGGAACAGCATGTTCAGCCGGTCGCGCTGGTTGGCGTCCGGAGTGCCAGTGCCGTCCTTCCACTCGACATAGGCGACACCGCGGTCGCCGAGATGCGGGCGCCAGGTCACGACCCAGTCGAGCGCGCCGGCCTTCATGCCTTCGCGCTTTCTGGCATTCGCTTCCCAGCGACTGCGGCGGCCGGCGTTCGGGATGGCGACGATGTCCACCGCCGGGCAGATCATGTGCGCCATGCGCAGGGCAGCGGCGACGCGCTCGTCCTCGCTGCGCGGGTCGCGGTCGCGCGGGTCGATGTGCCATGGCTCGTCGGTGAGCGGCGTTTCGAGGGCGGCGAACATGTTCACCCGCGCGCCTCCCCCGCTCGCTTCTGCCGGGCAATCGTCAGCAGATACTCGACCTCACGCCGCGGCACCTTGCTATGCGTGCGCAGCAGTTCGTCGACGGTGTAGCGGTCGAGCATGTGCGGCCGGCACTCGTACAGGAGCCGGGTCAGCTGCGCCTTGTGCTGCGCGCCGGTCATTTCGGCCGAGCCGTAGCGGCTGGCTTGTGGTCGCCCCCTGCCCCGCATCACGCCATTCCAAGCGCAGCGCGATATGTTTCGAGAAGGGCGTCCTGCTCATCGAGCTGGTGCTTTTCCATCTTCCGCAGGCGGATGATGGCGCGCATGATTTTCGCGTCGAACCCGGTCGCCTTGGCCTCGCCATAGACGTCCTTGATGTCGTCGCTGATCCCCCGCTTCTCCTCTTCCAGCCGCTCGATCCGCTCGATCAGGAGGCGAAGTTGCTCGGCGCTTATGCTGTCGGACATGATGCCTCCGGGGTCAGAATGGCTTTGATGGCGGCGACATGGCCGTCGATCGCGCGGGCGCGGCGTTCCAAGTCGCTGACGATGCAGCGCAGGTCGGCGGCAGTGACGCCGCGGTCGCCGGCCAGCTTGGCGCGCAGCGACCGCTCCTCAATGCTGAGCAGCTGCGCGGTGCGTGCGTTGCCGAGGAACGTGGCGGCGAGCAGCAGCATGGCGCCGGGCGACATCGGATTTGCGGGTGAGCCGGTTTGCGGCTCATTGGTGGCGACCTGCGTCATGCTGCAATGTCCTGCCGCGCAGCACCGCCTGCGTTTACGGCGGGTCGAGCCAGCTCCTTCCACTGGTCCGGTCGCCAGCCATTGCGCTCGGCCCGCTGCATGATCTCGTTATCGGTCAGGACGAATCGCCCGCCGCGCAGCCAGTGCGTGCCCTTGGGGTTGATCGAGCCATCGGCATCGCAGCGGATGACCTGGCCGAAGCGCTGCAGGAACTGCGCGGCCAAGCCGGCGCGGCTGATATCGCGGTGGTCGATCAGCGGGCGGGGCTGGACCTGGCGGAAGCGGCCGACGCGGGGCTTGCGCGGGACGGTCGCACGCGGTTCCGGTTGCGCCTGCACTGAGGCAGGGGCGCCCTTCCGGGGTCCGACGATGCCTGCCTCCTTGCGCCAGCGGACGACGGTGTCCGGTCCCGCGCTATAGATGCGCTGCAGTTCGTTGATCGTCTTGCCCGGCGCGATCTCCTGAAAGTCGGCCGGCACAGGCCGCAGCATTGCCTTGGCCAGTTCCTTGCTGGCGCAGGATCGGCACCGCACCGCCTTGTGCGTGATGCTGGCGCCGCAGCCGCAGCGACGGTCCTTGGTCTTGGACTGCTTGGGCGGGGTCGGGTTGGCGCGCTCGGCCGCGATATAGGCGCGCACCCGGTCAGCGGTCTGCGGCATCACGTCGCAGCCGTTACGCAGGCGGCGGACCAAGACGGCATTGTTCGCCGCGTGCTTGCCGAAGCGAGCGTCGGGCATGCCGGTTTCGGCGAGGAAGGCCTCGATTTCGGCTAGAAGGGTCACTGCCCCACCGCCCGCAGCGTCGGCCGCCGGATTTCATCGATGCGGGCAAGCCAAGTGCCGAGCGTGCGGTAGCACTTCCGCAGCCGCCCCTCGTCCTTGAGCAGCAGTTCGTGATCAGTGGTGGCGGTCCCGCCCGGGCTGTCCGGCGCCTCAGCCTGCGCGGTCTCGTGCGCCAGCGCAATAAGGTCAATCGTCAGCGGGTCGGACGTGCAGACCGCGTTAGCGCCGACGTTCTTGAGGCCATACTCGCCGTCGAGCTCGTCATGTGCGGAATCGTCGAACGCGAGCAGGTTCCAGATGCGATCGGCCGACGGCAGCGACGTTCCGGCCTTCACGTTGCGCAGGTGGCGTTCGGTGATGCCAAGCCAAAGCGCGACCTGTCCGTCGCCGTGATTGTCGCAGAGGCGCGAGAGTGCGCGCAACCACTTCGCCCGGAACTGCTGTTCCGTCAGAGGTTGCACGCGCGGAACGATATTGCACTGCGTCATGGCTATTGCCTCAGATCAAGATGAGAGAAATCCACCGCCCCGCCCGCATCAGCGCCGAGCCACTGGCTGTGTTCGTCCGGCTGCTGCTGGCGGCGTTGGTCGAGAAGTTCGCGGCCGAGGCGCATGGCCGAGACGGTCATGAGCGCGACGAACAGCGCGGCGGCGAACACGGCGATGCCGGCAAGGATGTGCGCGAGCGTCATGCCGGCACCTGTGAAGATGCGACGTTCCCAGGCTTCGCGACTGTCATGTCGCAACCCGCTGCCGTCGCCGCGTTGACGCTAGAAAGTGCAGCCTGGGCCTCGCAGCCGCCGTCGTGGTCGGCTGTTGAGATGGACGGACGGGTGTTCGAATGATTGCCGGCCCACTCGTCATCACGATGACCGCAGATCGGCTTGTCGCAGACGGCGCAGCGTTCCTGCACGATGGCCGTGGCGCGCTGCGTCGAGACGCCAAAGACCTTGCCGAGCAGGCCGGGGGATGCACCTTCCCAGCCGTGGTGGCGTTCGACCATGGTGCGGAGGGTGTTGGTGTTCATGACCAGATTACCGAGCTGAGCGTGGTCATCGCGATGATGAAGATGGCGACAAGGCAGAGGCCCAACCCGAAGCCGGCACCGATCTGCATGCCCAGCAAAGCGCGCGCCCAACCGTCGACCGGGACGCTCGGCGTGGCAAAGAAATTGGCGTGCCGGCAATGAACCGTCTGGCCGGTCATCATCGCGTCGTGACGGTCGGGGCAGCGGCAGATGGCTTCGCCGCACTCGGTGCAATGACCGCTCATGCCGCGTGGGCCTGCGCTGGCTCAATGCCGAAGAAATCGTTCGGAGTAACCTGCCCGCCGGTGTGCTCGAACACGTCCGACATGAGCTTTCGACTGGGCATGGTGTCGCCCTTTGCCGCTCGCGTGATGGTGGAGACCTCGACGCCGCACTTGGCAGCGAGGGCGGTGGCGCTCTGGCCGTCGAGCTTGAGATAATCGGCGAGGGTCATGACGCTTAATTTGCACAATATGCAATCTGCGGTCAACGGACATTTTGCATATCATGCTATGGAGACATATTGCGCGCCGTGCAAAGTCGAGGCGGTGCATATTCTGCTGCGCCAGCTTCGAGAACGTCTCGGCCTGACCCTTGAGCAGATGGCTGAACGCGCGCCCTATTCGGTCAGTCAGCTATCGCGTTGGGAAAGCGGCGCATCGAACATACCGAGTGGCAACCTTCCGGATCTCGCGAAGGCCTATAAGTGCCGGGTGCAGGACATCTTTAGCGGCGATGGCGAACTGCCGCTCCTCGTCCCTAGTGAAGACACACTGATTGCGGCGCTCCAAGGTGTGCAGCAAGAGCAGCCGGATGGACTGCCAGAGAGCGAGTGGCCACGATTTGCTGCCTCAGCTCTTCGCAAGCGTCTTGAGCTGCTTTCAGGTGAGCACGCCAATGCTGCCAGTCAGGGTCAGCAAAAGCGACGCGCTCGCGAAGCAGCCGCTCGACCTCCATCTCCCACCAAGCCAACCTCTCGGGCTTGACGGCGCATTCCAGATAGCAGGTGCGACAGCCCACCTCGCATCGCGGCTCATTGAGCGTGACCAGTTTTCGGCGAGTCGTCTGAGCCATGTTCCTATATTGTTCCTGTCGACCAATGTAGGAAATAGGAAAAATCTTACGGCCTTCGCTTGCCGGCTATAAGGTCGATGGCCAGCTGCAGGCCAGGGATCTCGGATCGGGCGAAAACGACTCCCGTGGCCAGTCGCCAGTGACGCGGACGTGGCGATGTGATCAAACCCCGCTCCGCCATGCGTCTCAGCATCGATCGGAACGTGCTGCGCGATGTTACCCCGGCCGCTTTTGCGATCGGCCATAAATCTTCAGTCGGGGTGTCAGCCGATCGGTTCGCATCCAATCTCTTCAATACACGCTGTTCTATCAGTATGCGCCGCGTGCTGGTGGCGCGGAGGGCTATCTGATTAGCCGCGCCGTCCCGCTCGATCGCCGCCAAAAGCCGTTCCAACGCAGCCAATTCCCGGGTTGATTTAGCGATACGCGCATTTAGGCTGGATATCTCGCGCCGCTTGGCTGCAATGTCGCGCAGAACCCGCGCGCGAGCCGTAGGCGCCTGACTAGGTTCCGATTTTCGTTGCATAGTGGATAATTATCGCGCTGTGCAACGCTTAGCAAGTGAGCCTAAATCCGGCTCACTCCTTAGTGGCGTTTGACAAAATGGCAAAACAAGAATATGCGCTTAGACGCGCATATTTGATGGGCTTCAGATTGCAATGTTGGAAATAACCGACAACTGATCCTTTACGACTCCTGCGCGATGGTCGCGCGAGTGTAAACGGAGGCTCCGATGAGCATCAAATCGACAGCGTTTGGTCGCGTCGTGCTCACCGACGCCGACGCGAAGAAATTTGTGAACCAGGTTACCTACGGCAAGCCCAAGCAAGCCGCCAGAGAGTCGGTTGCAAGGGGGCTTTCGCTTTCGCGTCAGCTACGTGAGACTGGCTCCTTCACCCTGAAGGTCCGCGAGCAAGCATAACACTCTGTGGCGATCGAAGTCACAGTGAAGCAAATCGAGGCCGGTGATAGACTCACCGGCCTTTCGCTGGGCGACCCTGATTTGGCGCCCCTCAAAACTTTCGTGCAGAAGCACGCGTGGGCGTATGAGCGCCAGTCGCTTGCCCGAACATACGGGGCATTCTGCGGCGAGCGGAAGCTCAAGGCCTATATCACGCTTGTCTGCGGGCAGGTTGAGATTGGTCGAGATGATTTGCCGCCGATACCGGCCGGCGAGGTCGACTACCGATACCACGAATATCCGGCCGTCAAGATCGCCAGGTTGGCTGTTCACCAGCAGATGCGAAACAGCGGCATCGGCAGAGGGTTGGTCGATATGGCGCTTGGCATTGCCAAAGACCAAATCTGCCCCTCAGTAGGATGTCGCTTCATGATGGTCGACAGCAAGCAGCGCTCTATCGACTTCTATCTACGGTGTGGGTTCACCATCCTGGATACGGCAGCGAACCGGGAGCGCGAGGCGCCGGTCATGTATATCGACTTGGGCAAGGCCTAGCAGCTACAACAGCGATAATTTGCATATCCCGCAAAATATCGCTTGACCGCTATTTGCATGATGTGCAAATTGACTCCAACGCCGCACCCCGCGGCTTGGAGCAACCCCGATGCCCACACCCTGGTATCTCGACGACCCGGTCCTCGACCTTCTAGCCGTTATCGCAGCCGCCGGCCTCACCACCTCAACCTTCACCGAGCACGGCGAAACCCGCGAGCGCTTCACCGACGAGCCGCTCTATTCCTCGCTGGTCGCCTGGCACGACGTTGCCGCGCAGACCGACTGGCGCAACGCCAGTGTCCGCGTTCGTCCCGAGAGCGTCGCTGCGGCCGTCACCGGCATCCGCCTGCAGGGCTATCACTGGAACGACGCCGACGAGCAGCTGATCCCGCTGCGGAACGAGATCAGCGCTGCGCTTGAGGCGCGGTGCATGGCGGAGGCGGCTTGATGGCTACCGCAGCACAACTCGAGCTGGTCGACGATCAGCCCTCGACCGACATCGCCGTCGTCGTCAGCCAGACGCCCGCCGTGGTGCTGGTCGATCAGCAGAAGCGCGACGACCTCTACGCCCATATCCGGCGCGAGATCGAAGTCTTCACGCCGGACGTCACCACCCCCAAGGGCCGAGACGCGATCAAGTCGTTCGCCTACAAGATCACCCGCACCAAGACCGCGATCGATGCGGCCGGCAAGCAGCTGAACGAGGAAGCGCGCGCCAAGATCGCGGTCGTCGATGAGGCTCGCCGCGATGCGCGCAACACGCTCGACATCATGGCCGAGCAGGTCCGCAAGCCCCTGACCGAATGGGAAGATGCCGAGAAGACGCGCGTTGCCCGCTGCCGCGAGATTATCGACGCGTTCAAGGCCGATGCGGTCGTTACGCTCGACGATACGGCGGCGACGGTCCGGGCGCGCGGCATGGCCCTGTTCGCGGTCGAGCTGGCCGAGGACGAGTTCCGCGACATGCTGCCGGAAGCGCAGTCGGCGAAGGATGCAGCGGTCGAAACGCTGCGCACCGCCCTCGCCCGCCTGACCAAGGAAGAAGCCGACCGCGCCGAACTGGAGCGGTTGCGTGCCGAGGCCGAGGAGCGTGCCGAGCAGGACCGCATGGCCAACGAAGCCGCCGAGCGTGAAGCGCGCGAGGCAGAGGAAGCACGCATCGCCGAGGAGCGCCGGGTTCAGGCCGAAAAAGACGAGGCCGAACGACTGGCGCGGATCGAGCGGGAAGCTGCCGAGCGCGCCAAGCGTGAAGCCGAAGACGCCGCGCGCGCCGAGCAGGAACGGCGCGACCGCGAACACGCCGAGCAGCTGGCTGCAGAGCGCCGCCGTGCCGAGGACGCCGAACGCGCCGCGCAGGCCGAACGCGACCGCATCGCTGCGGAGGAAGCCGCACGCCAAGCAGAAGCCAAGCGGATCGCGGACGAGCAGGAGCGCCGCAACCGCGATCAGGCTCACCGCACCGCCGTCAAGACCGCAGCCAAGCAGGCGCTGATGACCTGCGGCGCGGACGAGGAAACCGCCCGCAAGATCGTCGTCGCCATCATAGCGGGCGAGGTTCCGAACGTCTCGTTGGAGTTCTGACCGATGGATAACCCATTCGACCCCGCATATGTCGAGCGCGAGCCCGTCATCGACGACACCCCCGCCCCGGCCACGGCAGCCAGCCAGTTCGTCACCGCCGGTGTCCACCGCCTGCCCGCCGGTGACTATCACGCCGACCCGGCCCCGCTGCCCAGCCTGTCGGCAACGCTCGGCAAGCTGATCACCGCCAAGTCGCCACTGCACGCCTGGCACGCAAGCCGCCGCCTCAACCCCGGCTATGTGTCGGTCGAGCGCAAGACGTTCGACATCGGCACGGCGGCGCACCGCGCGGTTCTGGGCTGCGGTGACGACTATTGCGCCATCCCGCCCGAAGTTCTCGCCAGCAACGGCGCGGCCAGCACGAAGGAAGCCAAGGCGTTCATCGCCGATGCCCGAGCGCGCGGACTGACGCCGATCAAGGAGGATGAGGTTGCGCAGGTCGAGGCCATGCGGGACGTCGCGCACGCCCGGCTTGCCAGCTACGGCATCACGCTCGACCCGGACCGGTCCGAACTGTCCGCTTTTGCGCAGCTCGATGGCGCCTGGTGCCGGGCCATGTTCGATAACGTGCCGGCTGATCCGAAGCTGCCGATCTACGACTACAAGACGTGCGAGGACGCGCGGCCGGAAGCCTGTCTCAAGTCGATCCTCAACTACGGCTATGACGTTCAGGCCGAGCATTATCTCGCCGTCTGGAAAGCCGCGACCGGCGAGGACCGCGACTTCGTCTTCATCTTCCAGGAGAAGCCGGAGCCGCACGAGGTCACGCTAATCCGCCTGTCCGGCTCGTTCCGCGACATCGGCCAGACCCGCGCCGCCCGCGCGCGCCGCATCTGGGCCGAGTGCGTCACCACCAACAAATGGCCCGGCTACCCGGCGGGCGTCCACGAAGTCGATGCGCCGGCTTGGCTCATCGAGCGCGAATTTCAGGAGGAAATGTGATGTCGATCCGCTTCGTACCCGTCACCGAAATTACGGAGCCGCGCACCATCGCGCTTGGCCTGTCCGGCGGCTCCGGCACCGGCAAGACCTTCACCGCCCTGCGCGTCGCCCGCGGCATCGCCGAGCGTGTGACCGGCAAGAAGGGCTCGCCGATCGGCTATGTCGATACCGAGAACAAGCGCGCGCTCCACTACAAGGAAGCGTTCCCGGAAATGGCGCACTTCGACTTCACCGCCATCAACGATGACGGCGAGCTGGTCGGCTTCGGCCCCGAGCGGTGGATCGAGGTCATCGACGCCGCCGAGGCTGCCAAGTTGCCGGTCCTCATAATGGACAGCTTCTCCCATGCCTGGGAAGGCGTCGGCGGCGTGCTCGACACGCACGCGCAGGTGCTCGACCGACTGGTGCAGCAGGCGCAGGCCCGCGCGAATGGCCGATATGAGGTCGATCCGGCCAAGTTCAGCCAGTTGGCATGGGCCGAGGTGAAGCCGCGCTACCGCCGGCTGATCGACCGCATCGTCCGCGCCAAGACGAACATCATCATCTGCACCCGCGCCAAGCCGGTCATGCAGAAGGGGTTCGGTAACAACGCCGAGAACGCCCGCCCGACCAAGACCCGCCGCAAGGACGTGCCATGGGATCCGGCGAGCGACGGCGACCTGATGTTCGAGATGACGGCGATGGTCATTCTCGACCCGTCGGCGCCCGGCTGCCCGGTGCACCAGATCAAGGTCGCGGACCAGTTCAAGTCGCTGTTCGACCCGCGCCGCCCCATGGGCGAGTTCACCGGCCAGGCAATGGCCGAGTGGGCGCACGGTCAGGGCGAGGCGCAGAAGCAGAAGGAGACGATGGACCTTGCCCGCGAAAAGGCACGCGGCGGAACCGACGCTTTCACCGCATGGTGGCAGAGCGACGAGGGCAAGGCGGTCCGCCAAATCGTCAAGCCGATCATGGACGAAATTCAGGCGCTGTGCCGCGTCGCCGACGAGGTGGCCGAGATGTCCGACGACGTGCCGTTTAGCCGGTCCGACGAGCAGCACGGTGACCAGTTCGACGGCAACGAGCAGCGCGAAGCTGCCTGAACTCCTGACAAAGAAAGGATTGATCCATGCTTGCACGCATGTTCGGCTTGAAGCCCGCCGACCCCGAAGTCATCCTGCTCGAAACGCATCGCGGCGTTGTCGACGCGCTGAACGAGGAAGCCATCCGCCCCCGCGCCGATGCCAGCAACGCCCGCGCGGCTCGCGATGCAGCCGAGCGCCGGCTGCGGTCCGAAAAGAACCGCGCGATCGAATCCGGCCGCCTCGCCAGCGAACTCCTCACCGAACGCGACGCCGCCCGCGACCGTCTCCGCCAGATCGCCGCCATGGAAACCGTCGGCAGCGCGCCCGCCGCGAAACGCATGGCCGCCACCGCACGCGCCGGGTTGCCGGAGTTTGCGGATGGCGAGCGGGAGGCGGCTTAGTCATGGCGGACACCCCCCTGCCCGCTGGCGAATATGCCATCGTCGAAGTTCTCGGACACCGCACGATTATCGGGCGCGTCGAGGAAGTCGAGCGGTTCGGCGCGAAGCTGATGAGCATCCAGCCGCTGTTTAACGGTGAATTGCTGGCCGCTGTGATGATCGGCGGCTCGTCGATCTACCAGTTCACGCCCTGCACCGCCGAAGTCGCAATGAAGCGACAGGCGACCGACGATTGGCAGCTGCCGACGTCGATCAGGGCAACGCTGCCCGAATCGGCGCTACCGGCACCCGAATTCAACCCGGCATTCCTCAGCGATGAGGAAGATGACGGCGACCAGTATTTCTAATCCCCCCGGTTGCCTCGCACCGCCCCACGGTGTCCACCTCCCCGCCCCCTGACTGTCGAGGCCGGTCAGCGGGTAACAGGATCGAAGCGATGCCCGCCATTCTCGCCGACGCGACGAACCCCTGCATCCAGCGCACCATCACGCGCGGTGCGGCGACGTTCGACTGCCGCGAGTGGCCGCTGCATGTCGCGCGCCACCGCAGCGTGCTTGAGAACCGCCCATCAAACGTAAGCCAGGGCCGTGACCCGCGTGGTCGCTTCGGCGCTATGGTGTTCGCATGATCCTCGCCACCCTCCTCCTCGCCGCCGCCCAGGTCACCACCGGCCAGTCCTTCACCTGCACCGTCATTCGCGTCCACGACGGCGACGGCCCGCTGCACTGCCGCGAGGGCATGAAGATCCGCATCGCCGGGGTGCAGGCGGTCGACTTCGAGAGCGCGTCACCCTGCCGCGAGCGCAAGCCCGGCTATGTCTGCGACGATCGCCGCGCCCAGGCCGCCCAGCGCATCACCGCCGGCCTGACGCTGAACAAGCGCCTGACCTGCACCAGCGTTGGCCGGTCCTATGACCGCGTGGTCGCGCGCTGCTGGCTGTCCGACAACCGTAGCTTGTCCTGCGCCGTCATCGCGCGCGGTGCTGCGACGCGCTGGGAAAGCTTCTGGCGCGAGTATCGGATGGGGGAGTGTCGCTAAGTTATGGGCGCCGAACCGATCCGCGCTATCCAAGCTTATGCGCCTCGCCTGATGAGTGAGCGTGAGGCCGCGCGCTATCTCTCGATCGGCACTACCACGCTGCGCAGCCAGGGGCCCGCGCCAAAACGGCTCGGTCGCCGCGTGCTGTACGACCTACGTGACCTTGACCGCTGGGCCGACTCGCTGAGCGGCCAGCCCTTGACCGAACCGGCGCAAGAGGCGGAAGCTGCCGAGGTCGAACGGCGTTTCCTCGAGGAGCTGGCGCAGCGTGCCTAGGACCGACCTGCCCTACACCTATATCGCCAAGAGGAAATATTGGCGCTTCCGGCACAAGCTGGTCGGCGACATGCCCCTGCCCGGCAAGCCCGGCGACCCGGCGTTCCATGAAAAATACGCCGAGTTCAAGGCGCTCACCGAGCGGCAGAAGATTGATGCGACCCCCGCGCGCACCAGCTGGAAGTGGCTGATCCGTCAGTACCGCGCCAGCGCCGAGTACCGCGCGCTCGCCGATGCGACGCAGCTGGATTATTCGCGCACGCTCGATCTGCTCGACGACCTGCTCGGGAAGCAGCCCTTTGCGCTGACCACGACGACGATGATTCGCGCGGTCCGCGACAAGCATGCCGACCAGGCCCGCAAAGCGCACAAGATCAAGCAGGTCGCCTCGCTGCTCTACAGCTGGGCGGACGATCACCAACTGGTGAAGGCAGGCTTCAACCCGGCGAAGGATCTCCGCCGGCTCAAGAAGAAGGGCGGCACGCGCGAATATGTGTGCTGGTCAGACCATGAATTCGACCTGTTCATCAGCAAGGCCATCGTGCCGATGCAGACTGCGGCGATGCTGGCGCGCTACACCGGGCAGCGGGCGGAGGACATCGCGCGCATGGTCTGGTCCGACTACCAGGGTGACATGATCCGGGTGCGGCAGAACAAGACCGGCACCCCATTGATGATCGCTTGCCCGGCGCCGCTGCAGCAGTACCTCTCCGCGATGAAACGCGGCCGTAGCGGCGTTGTCATCCTCACCAGCGCCGCCGGCGCACCGTATAATGCCAACAGCCTGTCATCGGCGATTGGGCGCGAGGTCCGCAAGATCGATGGCATGCCGGTCGACCGTTCGATCCATGGCCTGCGCTACATGTCCGGCGCCGACCTGGAGGAGGCCGGCTGCACCGTCGGGCAGATCACCGCGGTGCTCGGGCACCATGCATATCAAATGGCGATGAAGTACGCGACGCAACGCTTGCGCGCGCGTGAAGCCGCCGCTAAGCGCGATAGGAACGAAGCATGA